CTGTTTCTTTTTACCCCGAAAACGCCTCAACAAGTCATTATCGGCTTGAATCGGATGTAGAACAGTCATGACGGCTGAAATCGTCTCTATCGGGCTGCAAACGGCTGAGGTAGGGGTAACAGAAGTCAGATATGGCTCACAAACGCCTAGAATCCGCTCCAAGCCTAGTGATTTGCCTACTAGGGGCGATGAGATGATTCAATTCTGCAAAGATATCGGCTTTCCGCTTTTACCTTGGCAGGAAATGTTGGCCAGAGATTGCTTACGCTACAAGCCAGACGGCAGATACTTGCATCCACTAATCGGCATCATGCTTCCTAGGCAGCAGGGCAAAAGTACATTCATGGCGCTTCGAATCCTATTCGGCATCTATGTGCTGGGCGAAAAGATGCACCTAGCCACAGCTCATAAGTTAACCACCTCATCAGAAATCTTTTACAAGGTCAGCCAAATGATAGAAAATAGCCAAATGCTTTTGGACAACTTTTCAAAAAAGTACGAATCCAAAGGATCGCAGGAAATCCGATTCAAGAATGGTGCTCGGTATCTAATCCGAGCCGGAAACTCAGCTGCTCGCGGTATTGCAGCACCCGATGTCATTCATATTGACGAATTGCGTGAATTCGATACCGAGGATGTCTGGTCATCGATGCGATTTACCCAGATGTCCAATCCCAATCCGCAAGCCTATGTCTATTCAAATGCTGGCCATGCTAATTCAGTCATGCTGCACAAGTTTCGAGAAAGAGGCCTTGCAGCTAGTGAAGGTGCAGACGATTCAATCGGCTGGTTCGAATGGAGTGCTGAACCGGGGGCCGACATAACAGACAAAGAGGCTTGGTACCAGAGCAATCCCAGTTTAGGTCATACAGTCCATGAAGATAATATTAAAGACAGCCTTTCGGATCGTGAAGATATTTTTCGCACCGAAATCCTCTGCCAGTTTGTTTCAATGATTAACCCGGTTATTTCGGAAGCCGAATGGAAGAAGTGCAAGGTCGAGAATTTGCCACAGTTAGATGTCGAGGCCGATACTTGGATGGCCATCGATCTTAGCCCGGACAGAAAACACGGAAGTCTTGTTGCGGGCCAAAGAATAAGCCCGGACAAGTTTATGGTCAGCCTTTTGCATACTTGGTTTAACCCGGTCAATCTTGACGATAAAGAAATGGCTAACGATATTGCTTACTGGGTTCGCAAGTTCCCGGTCAACGCAGTGGCTTACTCCAAGTCGACAGCCTCAGCAGTTGCATCTCGATTATCTCCAGCCGGAATTCCTATCCATGAAATTACAGGCCAGGAATACCAACAGAGCTGCGATGAGTTTGTTTCGGCGGTTTCGTCAATGCGCCTTGCACATTCGGATCAAGAGGAACTAACCAAGCAAGTTCTTAGCGCCGTTAAATTAACTCGAGGCGATGGCGGCTGGGTAATGGGTCGCAAGGCTTCTGGAATTGTCTGCGGTGCAGTGGCATCAGCTATGGTTACTCACTTTGCGACACGCGCCGAATCTGAAGTAGACATTCAAGTAGGGTAATGTCTAGACAGTAGCGTATAATATGTCCAATGGGAATCCGGGACATTTTTACATCTAATAAGCCAGCAATCGAACTAACAGTCGATGCCGCTTCTACTCCTGCGCCGTTTAATAATACGGCTTCATTTAATCCTTTCGTATTTACTCAATCAGTAGCAAGCCGCCAACAGGCGATGGCAGTTCCAACTATTGCTCGCGCTAGAAATATTATCTGTTCAACTTTGGCAGCTCTACCTTTAGAGCAATATTCCAGAGTTGATGGATCGCACATGGGGACACCGGCAGTAATTAATCAGCCAGACCCACGCGTTCCTGGTTCTGCTATTTATGCTTGGCTTGCAGAAGATTTACTTTTCCATGGAGTTGGGTATGGTCAGGTTCTCGAGCAGTATGGGGACACCGGCAGAGTTCGTGCCTGGACTCGAGTCGCACCGGATCGTGTAACTACAAAACTTAACAGCCTTCAAACAGAAATCGTGGGCTACCAAGTAGATGGCTCAGTAGTTCCAGTTCAAGGCGTAGGTTCATTAGTAGTTTTCTATGGCCTCGATGAAGGCTTACTAAATCGCGCAGGCCGCACAATCCGCGCAGCTCACGCGCTCGAGCAAGCAGCAGAAACTTTTGCTAAAGAGCCAGTACCACTACAGGTTCTAAAGTCTAACGGCACTAATCTTCCAGCAGAGCGTATTGCAAAACTTCTCGAATCATGGAGAACCGCTCGCCTTACAAAGTCAACAGCGTTTCTTAATGCTGATGTTGAATTGCAGGCGCTGGGCATCGACCCGGCTAAATTACAGCTGAATGAGGCCAGACAATATGTGGCGCTCGAATTAGCCCGCGCCTGTAACTTACCTGCCTATTTCGTCAGCGCCGAAACTACGAGCATGACCTACTCGAACAGCGTTTCGGAGAGGCGCTCCCTTATCGACTTCTCCATGAAACCGATTTTAGCCAGTATAGAACAGCGTTTATCTATGCCGGACTTCTGCCCATCAACCGGAGTTATTCGCTTCTCGCTAGATGAGTTCCTACGATCAGATGCCTTGGCTCGCGCGCAAGTCTACGAAATTCTTAATCGCATCGGCGCTATGAGTGTCGAGCAGATTCAAGAAGAAGAAGATTTAATTGATAATAAGGAGAACCGATGAAGATAACCATGCCATACGCCATTACAGCGGCGGATACCGAGTCTCGCATTATCGCAGGCCGTATCGTTTCATGGAACGCTGAAGGCAGTACATCAGCAGGCCGCACTATGTTCAAGTCTGATTCCATTACTATGGCTAAAAACATTAAGTTAGTTCTACAACACGATGTAACTCGTCCTTTAGGCAAAATGGTTTCATTCGAGCAGGATGCAGAAGGCATCACAGCAGAATTTAAGATCGCTAAGACCACAGCCGGCAACGATGCCCTCGAGGAAGCTGCAACTGGATTACGGAGCGATTTTAGCGTAGGCGTAGATGTCGAGGACTGGGATAACGAGGATGGCGTAATGGCTATTAGCGCATCTAATCTCATCGAGGTCAGCCTTGTCACAGACGGCGCAATCCCCGGAGCAGAGGTCGCAAAAGTAGCGGCAGTAGAAAACCAAGTTTCTGAGACATCTCAGGAAGAAACACAATCAACCACAGAAGGAGAACAAGTGTCAGACACTACCGTTCCAGAAGTTGCTCCTGCCGCAGAAACGGTAGAAGCTGCAAGAGTTGAAGTTAAGGCTGCAACAGCACCTTATATTTCAACAACTGTTCGTAACCCAATCGTTGATAAGGCTTCTTATCTCGAACACTCAGTACGCGCAAAGCTTGGCTCAGAAGAATCTCGCATGTATGTTGCAGCATCTTCAGACACAACAGATAACGCTGGCCTTGTCCCAACACGTCAACTAACAGAGGTCATTAACGGCATCTCAAATGCAGATCGCCCATTTATTGACTCAATCTCACGCGGAGCATTACCAGATGCCGGTATGAGTTTTGAAATTCCGAAAATCACAGTTGCTCCTACAGTTGCAGTTGCAACTGAAGGCGGAAACGTGTCAGAAACTGACCAAAACGCAGCGTTCGTTTCAGTGAGCGTACAGAAGTTCATGGGCCGCCAGACCTTCAGCCTTGAGCTTTTAGATCGCAGCTCACCAGCGTTTTTTGCTGAACTTGTACGTCAGATGGAATTTGCTTATGCAAAGGCTACAGATACAGCAGTTGGAACCGCGCTAATTAACGGCGGAACAGACGGCGGAAACCGCGCAGCAATCACAACAGGCGCACTTGCAGCTGATTTCGTGTCAGATGCAGCAGTTTCAATCTACAAGGGCACACTTGGCTTTGCAGAGAACATCGTAGTTTCTCCAGAACAATGGGGTAATTTGATGGGACTTGTCGATACTGCAAATCGCCCGATTTTCCAACAGACAATCAACCCACAAAACGCGGGCGGAACACTTACAGCAACAGCAGTTCGTGGAAACCTTCTCGGTCTCAATCTTCGCGTTTCACGCGCTTTAACAGATGGTTCAGGTCTTGGTGACAACACCATAATCGTAATCAACCCAGATTCATACACATGGTACGAGTCACCACGTCTATCACTACAGACAAACATTATCTCAACAGGCCAGGTGGAAGTTGGATATTATGGCTATGGTGCAACGGCCACAAAACTAGGGGCTGGATCCTACCGATTCATGGTTGCTTAGTAACAAACTAATCATGGGGGAGCTGCTGCTCCCGGTGGCTCCCCCAGTCGTTTAATAGAGAGGATGTAGAGATGGCTTCAATAGTTACAGTTGCAGAACTAAGGTCTATTCTTGGTGTCTCTACATCTCTTTACAATGACGCATATTTAACAGATGTAATCGATACAGCTGAGGCAGTAATCCTGCCTATGCTTGTCACTTACGCATCACCAATATCCCGTGTTGAACTCCAGGATAATATTGCCTACTATACAACGCTTGGCGATAACAATTTTGCAGAGGGTCAGAGCGTAGTCATCACAGGATGCGGCTCCCCTTTTAACGGCACATTTACAATTTTAGAATCAAGCAACTACGATGTAGATACATTTATCGTTAATTCAAACGCCCGAGTATTTATCGATGGCATTTATAGAGATTTCAATGGCTTCTTTACAGTGGCGATAACTAACGCTGATATAACTGAAAGAAACGTCATTCCTTCAGGCAAGGCTACCCTTTCCGGCGCAGCTACTTATGTCGGAGTTAGCGCAGTAGAATCAGCAGTTCTAGCGGTATCAGTGGAAGTATTTCAATCGCGTATCGCTCCAGGTGGACAGATCGAGGGAATTGACTTTACTAATGTCAGCCCTTACCGCCTAGGGCGCAGCCTCTTTAACCGCGTATCAGGACTATTAGGGGCATACATCGACACCGATTCAATGGTGCAATAATGCCTGCATCTACAATCCTAGACACAGTTCGCACACCACTAGCAACAGCCTTTGCCAATGTTGCAGGTAACGTCTACGCCTACGTTCCAGAGGCGCCAATGGTTCCTTTCGTGGTTACAGTTCCGGATTCGCCCTATCTTGAATTAGAGACTATTAATAAGTCAACTCTTCACATTAAAATTAATCTCGTCATCTCAGTAGCCGTTGCATATAACAGCAACCCTGCCTCGCTCGATAACCTCGAGCAGCTCGTCATAAGTGTTCTGAAGGTGATCCCAGTAGGGTACACAGTCGGAGCGGTTGAAAAACCAACAGTAACTCAGGTCGGGCCATCTAATTGCTTAGTGGCAGATATCAGAGTTTCTACCTACTACACACAAACTAACTAAGGATAAATAATGGCAACCACAGTAATCACAGGTCGCGATATTTCTCTATCTTTCACAGGTGGAACAGATATCGAGGCTCAGGCAACTTCAGCAGTGCTAACAAAGACTAACCTTCGTGAGACATACCAGACTCTCGACGGCGAGGCTTACAAGACCACTAACATCGAAGGTACTTTTGCTCTTTCAATGCTAGCGGACTGGGGCAAGGCTAACTCAGTGTGCGAGGCTCTTTGGACAGCAGCAGAAACAGCACCGGACACAGATATCAGCGTGACACTAACTGCCGCTACAGGCGCACAGTTCGTATTTCCAATCATGCCAGAATTTCCAACAGCAGGAGGCGCCGGAACTGACGCTCAGACTGTAGACTTTACATTCAAGGTATCAAAGGGAACAGTCGTAGAGACTTTCTCCTAAACCAATAGAAACGGGAGCAAAAAATGCAACAACAGATAACAATTAAATATATAGATGGAACCGAAACTACTTACCTAGTTCGTCCACCTGATTACGCCAAGTGGGAGATGACAACTAAAAAGGTTATCTCCCAGTTCGGCGGCATGTGGGACATCCTTTATGTAGCACATTCAGCAATGAAGCGTGATGCAGGCGGCAAGCCAACCAAGACACTAGATGTCTGGATGGAGTCAGTCGCGGATGTCGAAGTAGGTGAAGGTGACCCAAAAGTCATCCAAGAGGAAGCGTAAGCCGACTCTTAGTTGAACTGGCACTGGCTACACAGATTCCAATGGAACACTGGCAAAGTGCCGAGGATATTCTTACAGCGATAGAGATACTGGAGCAGCGCAATGGCAAGTGAATTAGTAGCACTTGACCAAACTGAACTGCGCCAAGTATTCAAGGCTTTGAAGAACATGGGTGAAGATGCCAACGAAGAGGCCAAGCGTCAATCTGGCGCCTTGGCAGAGTTTGCTAGAGATGAAGTGATTCAATCTGCAAACAAACTTAGAAGCAGTAATGTCGCTGGTCGAATTGCTCAAGGGTCAAAGGTAAAAAAATCAAGCCGCATAGGCGAAATTACCTATGGTTTTGCGTCTCAAAAGTTTTCTGGTGGGGCAACCACCAGAACTCTTTGGGGCGGCTCGGAATTCGGTTCTAACAAATATAAGCAGTTTCCTGTATGGTCAGGCAAGCAAGGCCGTGGCTCTAAGGGATGGTTTATTTATCCAACTCTGCGCAGAATTCAACCGCAGATAGTGGCAAAATGGACTGAATCATTTGACAAGATTTTGAAGGAGTGGGGCTAATGGCTACAGGTACTAGAGCGTTAACGCTTAAACTCCTTGCCGATGTCGATAACTTTACCAAGAACTTAAACTCTGCCGATAACGAAGTAACTTCATTCGGCGGCAAAGTTGCAGATTTTGGCAAAAAGAGCGCCTTGGCTTTTGCGGCGGTTGGAACTGCCGCAGTAGCAGCAAGCGTTGAAATGGTAAAAAATGCAGCAGCAGATGAAGCCGCACAGCGTTTGCTCGCCAAAACTATTCAAAACACGACTAAAGCAACTGAAGGACAAATTGCTGCTGTTGAAGATTATATAACTAAAAGTTCTTTAGCATTAGGCGTTACAGATGATGAACTTCGCCCCGCTTTTGCTCGTTTGACTCGAAGCACAAAAGACGTCGAAGAAAGCCAGAAGTTACTTAACCTGGCTATGGATATTTCATCCGCGACGGGAAAGCCTCTTGAATTAATCGCCAACAGCCTTGGCAAAGCCTACGACGGAAACACAAACGCACTTGGCAAACTGGGCCTAGGTATTGACCAGTCCGTTCTTAAAACTAAAGATTTTAATAAAGTCTACGAATCATTAAGAACTTCTTTTGCTGGATTCTCAGAGCAAGAAGCAAATACTTTTGAAGGAAAATTACGCAGATTACAAATTGCTTTCGATGAAGGTAAGGAAACAGTGGGCGCTTACATCCTTACAGCGATTACCCCTATGGTTGAACTTATCGTTAACAAAGTAATTCCTGCTATCCAGGACTTTACTAGCAATTTAGGCGATAAACTTTCACCAGTTATAAAGATATTCAAGCCAATCATCGAAGGACTTACATCAGCCTTTAATTCAGTTAAGAATTCGTTAGTTGAAAATAACGACGAACTTCAACCCTTTTATAATTTCATGAAGGCTATTTATAATTTTGCTAAAGACTACTTAGCACCTACTATTGGAAAAATACTTGGCGGTGCTTTTAGCATTTTGGGCGATATTATTGCTGGTGTAATTGATACTTTTGCCACTTTCGTTAATACTCTTACTAAGATTTATAATTCGATTAAGAGTATTATTGACGCTATCAAGGGTGCCGTTTCAGCAGTAGGAAACTTCT